GATTTATATTTTAATCGCACTTTAAATGATTGGGCATTATTTGATATAAACAAAAGAACAAAGTTTGATGCAGCAATTAGTTCAGGGTTAGCAATTATGGCATGTAATAAAAATCTATATAGGCCGACCGGAGTTAGAACAACAAAAACATTAGAATTTGGATTTAAAAAATATAACAATCAAGGTAATTTATCAAAAATTTTAGAATAAATGGCAAAATCACACCCAAAAGGATTATTCCCGAGTCAATCAGTATCTGACGCAGAGAAGGCTAGTATAGAATATGGTGCTAAGATAGGAAGGGCTATAGAATCGGAATGGTTCAAAAAAGATTCTGGTACTTCTAGGTATCAATCTAATAGAGAAAATTTTCATAGACTAAGATTATATGCAAGAGGAGAGCAGTCTATACAAAAATATAAAGATGAGCTTTCAATTAATGGAGATCTTTCGTATTTAAATTTAGATTGGAAGCCTGTACCTATTATACCAAAATTTGTAGATATTGTAGTAAACGGTATTGCAGAAAGAATGTATGATATAAAAGCATATTCACAAGACACTAGTTCTGTACAAAAAAGATCAGCATATATGAATGATGTTTTAAGAGATATGAGAACTAAAGAATATTTAGAAGCAGTCGAACAAACAACTGGTATTGATATATTTAAAACAGACCGTGATAAATTACCGTATGACGAAAGCGAACTAGGAGTACACATGCAGTTAGATTATAAACAAGGTATTGAAATTGCACAAGAAGAGGCTTTAACAAATGTTTTTGATAAAAATAAATACGAGTTAACTAAAAAAAGATTAGACTATGATATAGCTGTTATCGGCATGGGGTGTGTAAAAAATGGATTTAATACAGCAGAAGGTATAAGAATTAATTATGTTGATCCTGCTGATATTGTATACTCTTTTACTGAATCTCCTTATTTTGATGATTTATATTATGTAGGAGAAATTAAAAAAATTAGTATAGTTGAACTTAAAAAACAATTTCCAAATATTCCTGATGAAGAGATTAAAAATATAGAAGACAATGGACTTGGTTCTGGGCATCTATTATATAATAAATCTTATGGCGCTTTAGACGGAGATGATGATGGTTTTGTATATGTATTGTATTTTGAATATAAATCATATAGAAATCAAATATATAAAGTGAAAGACACTTTGTCTGGAGGTAAAAAAGCAATTAAAAAAGATGATACTTTTAATCCCCCAAAAGATCAAAGGACCAGGTTTGAAAAAGTAAATAGAGCTATAGAGGTTTTATATAGCGGTACGAAAATTATAGGTAGTGAAAATATATTAGACTGGAAACTTGCAGAGAATATGACAAGACCAAAGTCTGATACAACTAAAGTTGAAATGTCATATAATATTGTTGCTCCTAGAATGTATAAAGGGAGATTAGAATCATTGGTAAGTAGAATGACAACGTTTGCAGACATGATTCAATTAACTCATCTTAAGTTACAGCAAGTATTATCAAGGATGGTTCCAGATGGGGTATTTTTAGATGCAGATGGAATAGCAGAAGTAGATTTAGGTAATGGTACAAATTATAATCCACAAGAAGCTTTAAATATGTTTTTTCAAACAGGTTCTGTAATTGGTAGATCAATGACACAAGATGGAGAGTTTAATAATGGTAGAGTTCCAATACAAGAATTACAAAGTGGTAGTGGAGGACAAAAAATTCAAAGTCTTATTACAGCTTATAATTACTATTTACAAAACATGAGAGATGTTACGGGATTAAATGAAGCAAGAGACGGGAGTGCTCCTGATAAAAACGCTTTAGTAGGATTACAAAAAATGGCAGCTGCAAATTCAAATACCGCTACAAGACATGTACTGCAATCAGGACTATATTTAACATTAAAAACAGCGGAGGCAGTAAGTTTGAGAATATCTGATGTATTAGAGTTTGCTAATACTAAAAATTCTTTTGTTAATTCTTTAGGAAAATTCAATGTAGCTAATTTAGAAGAAGTAGCGGAGTTGCATTTACATGATTTTGGGATATTTTTACAATTAGCTCCAGATGAAGAAGAAAAACAATTATTAGAAAATAATATACAAGCTTCTTTACAAAGAGAACAAATAAACTTAGAAGATGCTATTGATATTAGAAACGTGCAAAATTTAAAACTTGCAAATGAACTGTTAAAATTAAGAAGAAGGAAAAAACTTGAAATGGATCAAGCTCTTGCAGCGAGAAATATTGAGCTTCAATCAAAGTCTAATGCAGAAGCAGCTCAAGCCGCAGCAGCTGTTGAAATTCAAAAGAATCAAGTAATGACTGAAAACAAAGTAAAAATGAATCAGGCCCAGACTCAATTTGATATTCAGAAACTGGAAAGAGAAGCAGCAATTAAGAAAGAACTTATGTTACATGAGTTCCAACTTAATGTAAAGCTTAAAGAAATGGATTTACGAGTGATTAATGATAAAGACAAGTATCGTGAAGATAGAAAAGACGATAGAACTAAAATACAAGCGTCTCAACAGTCTGAATTAATAGATCAAAGAAAAAATAATAAACCTCCAAAAAACTTTGAATCTGAAATGGGATTTGACAATTTAGGGGGATTTGGTTTAGAACAATTTGAACCAAGATAATAAATAAACAATTAAAAATAGAAATTATGTCAAACGGTAATTATAACATGAAACCTGGAAGTAAAGAAAAAGATACTGAAGGGACTTTTAATCAAAAACAAACAGATACAATAAGTAAGTTAACTCCTAAACCAAAGAAGTTATCTAGGAAACAAAGAAAACTTAATGAGGCTAAAGAGCAAAAATTTCAAAATTATTTAAAAGAATCTAAACAAGATTTTCCTAGTTTTGACCAAAAAACAGATTCAGTGGTTACTACAAAAGGGTATAATACTAATGTAATTAAAGCACAGAATAGGAGCAAAGCAAGGTCAGCTACAGCACCAAAACTTTCTTTAAAACCAGGCGATTCAATTAGAAGGAAATTTCTACCGGGCAATATTGATTATAATAATGAAAAACTTTTTAAAAATAGGAAAACAGGAGAGTATACTACTAAACTGAAGGTAAAAAAAGGATCTGCAAAAATATTAAATCAAAAAAAATACAAGATAAAATAAATAATAATTAATAAATAATCAAACAATGAGTAAAGTGGTAAAAAACGATTGGACTGGTAGTATAAACGGTTCAACATATACAACAGCAAGTTCAGACGCAATAACCCCAACATCAGGAAATGTCTTTGTCGCAATAACAATGTTAACAGACACAGTATTTGATTCGGCTAGTGGTTTAGTTGCAGAAAGCGCAACAACATATATAAATACAGAAGGCATTGGAGCAGGAGCTGCAGGTATTGTAGTAGATAGCGTAACATTTCCAAAAGGAGTAACAATTTATGGTCGTTGGACTGAAATTGATGTAAGCTCTGGAACTATAGTGGCTTATCAAGGTATATAATTAAAGGGCTTATAGTATTCTTGCCCTAATAAAAGAATACAAATAATTATATTATATCATGTCAGAAGAAACACAAGTAAAAGCAGTTGAGGATGAAAATCCATCTGCTGCTGAAAAAGAAACCAAAGCACTCAAAAAAATGGGGGCTAATATAGGTGAGGAAACTATAACTAAAGTAGATTTACGTCAACCTAAAGAAAAGGCTTCAGCTGAAGACTCTATTAAAGAAGAAGAGCTAGTAAAAGAAGAGCCTAAATCTGAAGAACCAAAGACTGGAGAGCCAGTAAAAGAACCTTCTAAAGAAGAACCAATAATAGAAGAGGTTAAAGAAGAGCCAAAAGAAGAAGGCAAGGAAAAAGAAGAAAGTAAAGAGACTAAAACTGTAGAACAAAAACAGCATAAAGTTGCTGAAAATCAAGAGCCAGAAATGGATATACCGGAAGGTATTTTAGATTTAATTGATTTTATAAATAATACAGGAGGGTCTATGGAAGATTATGTTAAATTAAACAAAGATTATTCAAAGTTTGAAAATCAGGATTTAATTAAAGAATATTATTCAACCACTAAGCCCCATTTAAATTCAGAGGAAATAGATTTTTTAATACAAGATAATTTTTCTTTTGATAATGAAATTGATGATCCTACAGAAGTAAAAAGAAAAGAATTAGCTTTTAAAGAAGAAACAGCAAAAGCAAAAACTTATTTAGAAAGTCAAAAAGAAAAATACTATAAAGAAGTAAAAACAACAGGCAATTTGTCAAAAGAACAACAAAAAGCGGTTGACTTTTTTAATAGATACAATACTGAGCAACAAGAAATTGCTCACCAACAAGAAAAAGAGCGAACGGACTTTAAACTTAAAACAAACGATGTTTTTAACCAAGAATTCAAAGGTTTTGATTTTAGTGTTGATGACAAAAAATACAAGTATAAAGTAAAAGATGTTGATAAAGTTAAAAATACCCAAATGAATATTATGGATGTAATAGGTAGTTACTTTAACGAAAATAATAATCTTAAGGATGGGCATGGTTATCATAAAGCATTATTCGCCGCTCAAAATGCTGATAGTATAGCGAATCATTTTTATCAACTTGGTAAAACAGAAGCCATTAAGGAAATCTCATCAGAATCCAAAAATATAAATATGGATCCGAGACAGACTAGTACTGGAGTAGTTGAATCAGGAGGAATTAAAGTAAGAGCAATATCAGGAGACGA